ACCTTTATAGCCTCCATAGATAGCCAAGGCAATTTGTAATGGATTCATACTTATATTAAATAGTTAACTAATTAGCTATTTTAACGAATTTATTAGCTCTTAGCAATATCAGAGCTATTAGGATCTACATCACTATTAATTACTTTTCCTTCTATTTTTGAGGAAGTTTCTGTTTTTTTAAATTCATCTATCAATCTTCCTGTATAACTGAATTCTCCATGATGGGAGATATATTCATCCACTAAAGCATACATTTTAATCCCTGCTTGTTTACATAATTTACAGAAGTAAAAGTCTTCTCCTGTATAGGTTTTATCGTCTTTGTTCCAATAAGTGTCAAAGAAGTTATACATATGATTTCTAGCAACTAATTTACCATCAATTAAGGTATGTTGTTTTATTGTAAATTCTGGATATTCTTTTATTAAAGATTCTATGACAGATCGTTTAATTAGCATACATCCTGCTGGGCCTCTTTCGACTTCTATAAATCCGTTTTCTACTTTTACATTAGAAGGATCTGGCACTGACATTGTATATTGATTACCTAGTACTCTAGGGTCTAAAGTTGAACCTTCTTTAATTCTAATTTTTATTTTATCAAAATCTAATCCTTTAATAGGGTAAGGAACTAAACAAATATCTTTATTATAATTAATCATTCTCTCAATCATTTTAAAATTAAAAGAAATATCAGAATCTATAAATAGTAAATGAGTGCAATTAGAATCCATAAATCCAGATACACAAAGTTGCCTTCCTTGCGTAACTAAACTACTTTTCATAACTTGAAACATTACAGGAATTTTTCTAATAAAACATTCTTTTTGAAATTCTAAACAAGCTTTAAAATAATGAATAGATACGTCTGAATGAACAGGTGTTGCTACAAAGATACGATATGGTTGTTTATACTCCATTTAAAAAATTCTCCCAATAAGTCTTTATTACATTCCAATGATAAAATTGTCTATAGTACTGTTGTTGAAATTTCATTTTTGTTTCGTCTAAATCATTCATCATTCCTGATAGTTTATCTATTACTGCAGCAAATTGAGAAGCTAATAATTTTCTGTTGTTTTGATGAGGAACATATACTGGAAAATCAGCACAAGTTTCGTATAAAGCACCGAGGTCCGTGGTTACTGCAACGAGTCCACAGGCTAACGATTCCATAGCCGCCATACAAAAAGTTTCTTCAAAGGTTGATGGATGTACATACACATCATAAGTATGAAGTATCTTCATTAATTCTTTATGATTTAAATAACCTTTATAATTAACATTTTTAATAGTTTTTGCTTTATCATATAAAGCTATAAATTTATCATCATTAGCTTTTTTAAAAGCATCTCCATAAATTTGTGTACTTGAATAAATATCCAGTTCTACTTTATCTGTTTTAATCTGTTCCATGGCTTCTAATAAAACATCTAAACCACGCCAAGGGGTAGAAGTATAAACTAATTTTATTTTATCTTTAGGTTTAAAATCTGTCTTTATTATTAAATCATCATCAAAACCATTTTTAATAACTAAACATGATTCTGTGGGTAAACTAAAGAAATATCTAAACTTTTCATAAGTCCAATGAGAGTTAAAAACGTACCAATCATACTTACCGTGGTTTAATTTATTTTGAAACCAAGGCATAACATTAGGTTGATCATAACTATTATGTACCCAAAGTATATTTGTTTTGTCTATAAGAATTGGAGTCTTTTCTGGAATAGAAGTTGTAATTTGAACTTTATCAAGAAGTTCTTTTGATACGTACTTATGTAAGTATTCTACTTGTATTTCGGTTCCGCCGTAAGGATTCATTATTTGGTTTTACCAAATACTGATAAAGATGCAACTGTTATTTGTACGTCTTGTTGTAAATGTTCTGCTTTTGTTGGAGTATTAGGATTTGCAACATCTGCATTAAATTCATCTATTGAACTATAGGTCTGTCCAGTAACTTTATTTTTAATAATCTCTACTGCTTTAGCAGGTACAACTGGAACTTCAACTCCATTAATTATTGTAGTTTTCATAAAGTAATATTATATACTATTAACGTCTTCCTTGTCCACGATATTCTTTTTTACTATTTCTTTTGTTAGGTCTTTTACTATGTCTACCTGGTCTTTTTTTATTGGTCTGTTTTATGAACTGACCGTTACCTACACTTATTTTTCTAGCCATTTTGATTTCTTCTACTTAAAACAGCATAAGATATTTGACCAGAAATAAAATTAGCCCCACCATTTGCTTGAAAAGTTAAATAATCATTTTCTTCCATTACTAATGTATTATGAACTGCATTGTCATTAGAGTTCGCTGCCACTTTAGTATGATAAAATACAGCACTTCCATTAACTTTGTTTAAATAATAATTAACTTCTACTGTATTGTTATGATCATTTGCAACACTGATTTCTTTTACAATAACTCGTGTTGTTGCATTCACAGTTAAAGTTGTTGTTAAATTAGAAGTGGTTAAATTATAAATTTCACTTTTATATTCTATTGTCATTCTGCACCTGCTCCAAATAAAAACCAGTTAAAAGTTTGTAAATCTTCATTCAAATCATTTTGGTATGTCGTATTTAATTGATTTTGTAAAGTCTCTAATGCTTGATTAATTTGTCTCATACCTTCAACAGTATATGTTTGAGGTGGTTCTGGAAGTGTAATTGTTATTCTAGCCATTATGTTTGTGGGGCACTTCCACCTCTACCGTCTGGTTGTATATCCACTCTAAATATACCATAACGCCAGTTATCATTAAGTGCATCATTTTCTATTTTAATTGCTGCAAGTCTTCCTCTTGCACGTGTATCTATCTTATCTGTTGTTGAAGTTATTGTAAATGGTCCTACAGTTGTTTGTCCTAACCCAGCTGTAGTGTCTGCTGGATAAGCTCTAAATATTAATGTTACTTTTGCGTTACCGTCTAAGTATTTAAAGTCAGGTATAAATCTTCTTATCTTAATAAAATATTCTCCATCTCCATCTATATCTAGATCAAAGTCTCCTGATTTGATGAAAGCAGATATAGCAATACTTGTTGTACTAGTTGATGTTAAATTTAATACTTCATTGACACCTACTTCATGTGCAAATACATAACTACCTCCATTAGTTATACCATTAACTGTAGGTCTATTAGGAGTTAAAGCACTTAAATATTTAGTTGCAGTTGGGTTTTCTAATACATGTGAATCTTCATAAGTTGTTCTTGCAAGCGTTCCTGTAGTCCATGTTTTATCTTCATAATTATAAGAAACAACTCTATCTATTTCAGTTGATGATGATTTAGGATAAAACCAATTAATTTCTGTAAATAAACTATTATGCCCTGCAAATACTAATTCACCATTTGTAAAGTTAAGTCCTAAATTATCTCCTTGAGTTGTAAATACAAAATCTTCAACAGAAGATGATAGTGTTTTAACTGTTCCATCAAATACAAAGAAATTACCAGAATCACCCATCCAATACACCGCTCCATCTACGAATACTGCTGCATGTTGCCCAATACATCCACAATTAGATCCAACTTGTCTAATACTAAATGTAAAAGGGGGTCCTACAAACTGCATAACATATGCAGCTTCATCTGTTAATACTAACATATAATCTTTACCTTTAACCGCTGCTACAATTCTACTTCCATTATCTAATCTAAATGTACCTGCTGTGTTTGTTGAATTAGGAACATAATCTTCAATATCTTCTTGATCTGAAAATCTAATAAACATTGGATCTTGAGTTCCAGGCGATCCAATTGTGGTTTCTGTTCCAAAATGAACTAAATGCCTGTCTCTGTCTGATACTCTTGTTAAAACTGTTGCTGTAGGATTACCTGTTATAACACTGGCTCTTGTGTTTACACCTACTCCAGCATTAGGGTCCCATTTAAAAGTTTTTCCATCTTTAATAGTTGCTATTAATAATTCTCCGAAATTATCTAATGACCAGTTTCCTGCATCAATAATCGTATTAGAAACTGTTCTTGACGTTCCCCAAGTAGATAATCCCCATGTACCTGCTCCCCAACCATATCCAAACGTTGCAGCAAGAGGACCAACTGGAACATATGGATTTACAGTTGCAGAACCAGAGTTTGAAGCTGTTCCTGAAGAATTGACTGCCATTGTTATTGTAAATGTATCTGCTGTCGGAACTGTTATTACTTCAAATGTGTTTGTGGTAAAATCAGTTCCGATAAATCCTGTGGGAGGGGTAACTGATGTAAACGTAAATAAATCTCCTACGTTTAGATTATGAGCTACTTTATTTACAGTAACTGTTGCAGAACCAGTTGTTGTATTAAATGTACATGAAGTTAAAGCTGATCCTAATGGTGTAATATCATAAAACACTTCATCAAAAAGAACATACAGAATTTTATTTGTACCAATAGCTACATAACGTCTACCAGTTAAATCAAACCAAGAATGAATATCCCTAGCTGCACCTACTAATATAGAAGAATTAATTTGCTGCCAACCTCCTATTTTTTCAGGTGATCCGTATTGAAAACGAACGTTATCTCCATCAATCCAACGTCCCTCTGCTTGAGATGCTGTATCATTTTTATCAAAACCTGGAGGTAATGGTATCTTTTTTAATGGCATATTTATGCCTATTATAACACTATTTTTTAGGTAAGATAATATTCCAGTCTATGTTTTTAATCAATTCTTTTAATTTTACCTCTTTTAAACTATGACCTTTCATGTATTTAATAAGTTCTTGCGTATCAACCAATATCCAGTTTTTATCATCTTCAAATAAGACCTTATCAGCTTCACTTTTAGAATTAATAAGTTTACCTTTTTTACCTGTAAAATCTTTTAAAAAACTTATATCAAATTTATAATATTGGTTTGATTGCTGCAATAATCCTTCTACTTGCCATTGATTATTATCACTCCATTTTACATTTGTTAAATATTCTTTAACAAACTTAATGTTCATTATTTTAATATTAATTCTTTTAGTCTTACTCTTAATTTTGCAATTATATTTGAATATTCTTCATTTATTTTTATTAAAGTTTCAATATGTAATTCAAATTTTTCAATTCTTTCTTTTAATTCTTTATTTAATTCTACTTCAGATTTTTTAACCATTTTTTCCATCAGAAGTTCAGATTCTAATTCTTTTATTTTATTTTCTAAATTCATTTTTTTAACCTAAATTATGTAATTACTCCATTTCTATTTTAAAGTTTGCTGAGACTGAAATTCTTTCAATTTTTGATTTAAAAGGTGCTACTGAATGTAATAAAGTACCTGGAAAAATAAAAAAATCACCTGTATTAGGAAAAAATGTATTACTATTAATTTTAAAAAAATCGTTACCAAGGTAATGAATAAAACTTATTGATCCAGGCCCTCCGTCTTTGACAGTTCCTAAATATTTTTTGTTTTCCTCTTTTAATTTTAAAGGAATATCTAAGTATAAAACACAAGTTAAATCACAATTAGAATGCATATGTGGTGGATTATATTCACCATGTTTCATAAAGTTAACCCAAACAGTCACGGTTTCGAAATTTTTAATTTTTTTACTATACCAATGATTGAAAACTTCATTATATTCAGTTATATAGTTTTTTATTATTTTACTAAATTTTTTAATATTTATTTTATATTCGTTTTCTAAATGACCTGCTAAATTTTTTCTGTAATCTTTTGTTTTATCTTTTATACATATTTTTTTAATGTTTTCTAAATCAATTTTGTTTAACTGAGTATGATAAAGCAATGGTCCAGAATAATAGAATTTGTAAGACATTATATTTTTCTCATAACTAATCTATGGGACTCACGATTACCAATGATTTTATTTTCTAAGTTCATTTTTTAAACCAACCAGGTAAACCTAAATGAGGCCTACGATCATATATATTTTCTTTAGACCCTTTAGTTTCTATATTATTGTAATGTAAAAATACTTGACCACAATCATCAAAAGTTAATTTTTCTCTCCAATGTTCCAATTCATTTCCACGATACACTAACATATCACCTGGATTTAACATTACTTTAACGCCTTTTGCTTTCGATGGTTTATAATTTCCAGTTTTATCTTCAAATTTACCTTGTGATGCATCTGGTTCTAAATAAATTGGCCAACAATTTCCACCTAAATGCATAGTTGTAGATATCTCACATGAGAATCTATCTTTATGACGATGTAATACATCTCCTTTTTTATAAATTCTAGCATATGAATAATTTGGATTTAATTTTAATCCTGTTGTCTTTTCCATGATTGGAAGTAATTTTACAAGTAATGTTTCCATTACAATGTCAGAATAATGAGAATATGTTTCTGGAACTTGTTCATCATTCCACACACCAAAATACTCTGTAAATTGACTAATGTAACGTGTATCAAACATTGTTCTTGCAACTTGTCTTTTCATTATAAAATAATCATAACAAAACTTTGCAAGTTCTTCTGATATTGCTCCTTTAATTACTGAATATTTATTTTTCTTAAAACTCATACTTCTCCTTTAGTTTGTTTTCTTACAGTATCTGTAATCATTCTTCGCACAGCTTGTAGATTAAAATGTATAAATCTAAAAGGCTCAATTCCATTATCTACCACATATTGATGTTCCATGTAAGCTGGAAAAAATATCATTGTACCTGGTTTCGGTTTATAATGAATTTGATGTGTTCCTAAAGTTATATCAGTTTCATTCTTTAACGGTAATTGTGTCATAATTTTCGCAGGTCTTGGATCATGAAATATTGGAAAAGATGTTTTGTCAGAACATTTTAAAAAATAAAAACCAGATATATGGTTATCATAATGAATATGTCCTTCATGATGACCTCCCCCTTTTTCACCAAATTCTTGCACCCAAAATTCAGTCCAAAATAATTCATAGTTTTTTAAATCGTATCCCATATGATCTAAAATATTCCAACTAGTTGCTCCAATATAATCTTGTAATTCTTTCAATCCATGGTCATTAATTAAAGTAGTAGAGTGATGACTCATTCCATAATCTCCTATTTTTTTACCTAACTTCTTTTCACGTTCTTTAATAATTTTAACATTATTTTTTTTAATTTCTTTTAAATATTTATTACAAACTTTATTTGTATTATCTACCCATTCTGGAATTTCAATAGAATAAATAGGTGAACTAAAATAAACTGAACCTTGTAATTGATCTGTTTTTGACATTATTTAAATGGATATCCAAGGTTCCAAATTACCAATGAATATCTCGTTCCTTTTGTTACTGGTTTAACTCTATGCCAAACATGAGATGGAAATACTACAACTGAACCACGTTGTGAAATTTCAGCACATTTTCTCACAGTCGGTTTGTCAGGATCCATGTTTCTAAAATCAAATTCTAATTCTCCACCTTCATAATCTTTAGGATCCGATAGTGAACATGTGACAGATAATTTTCTAATTTTACCATATGTGTTTTTATTATCTGGATTTGAATAAGGAGTTTCCCATGAATCACAGTGCCAATCATAAAATTGATTTAATTTATACTTTGTAAATTGACATGCTTCAGAAAAATCCCAATCAAAGTTCCAACCTGCTGATTTATTTGCTTCATGTATAAATGGTTGAACTTCTCTATAAATCCAACGATCAGATAACCACACAATATTTGAATCTCTTTTCTTTTTTAAATCTATTATATCTTTATCATCAAGTGTTTTTCCTTTATTTATTTTTTCAGTTTGACCAGCTGTTAAAGCTATTTGTTCTTGTTGCGAAATTCCATATTCAATTAATTCATTACAAAATCTAGGTGTGAGTGCGTTTTGAAAATAGTAGTAATAATTCTGTAGTTGCATTCTACATTATTTATATTAAATTTTAAAATAAAAGTAAAGACTAATTTCCAGTAGAAATCCAAGAAGATGAGGAAGGAATCCAATAAAATTCATTATTTTGATCGTCTTTACCAATCCATCTTTGTCCAGATTCATCCCAATAAATAATATATTTTATATTATCTCCATAGGTTGTAACTGTTGGAAATGCAACAGGTGCTTGCCAATCGTCATTAGAATCTAGCGACCAAGATGCAAATGGTTGTGGTCTGATAAATTTATTTTTTGTGAAATCAAACGTATAACCAATTCCAGCATATTGTTTTCTGAAATTGTTGTTATAAGAAGTTTGAACCCATTTTACACCATCCTTTGAAAAAGGAGTATATGTTCCAAAATAATTAGCGGCTTCTTCAGATAATTCTCCTCCATGAGTAGCAATATCTTGATTACAAGCTGTTAATACTCTTATTACTTTATTATTTATATCTAATTCTGCAAAATGAGCCATATTTTTAATAAGTTAAACTTCCTGGAACTGTAAATGTAGCTACTTTACATCCTCCAGCTGGTGCTGGTAATGTTGTAACTGTGTTAGTTCCTGGTGATACTGAAAAAACAACAGATCCTGGAGCTCTTATAATAACTGTGCCTGATCCTCCATTTGGAGCAACATTTCCATTATTAATTGATGGTCCTGCACCTCCACCACCACCCGTATTAGCTCCACCAGCAGTACCAAGAGTAGTTTGGTTTGAACCATTTCCACCACCTCCAGGTCCTCCTGCTCCTCCAGTGTCTCTTCCTCCACCTCCTCCACCACCTGCTCTTGTAACTGCAGAACCTGTTATTGAATTAGGTGATCCTGCTCCTCCTGCTAGACATGATCCAGGTCCTCCACCACCAGCTCCACCTCCTCCACCTCCTGCAAAATTAGGTGGTGATCCCGCTGAAGTAAAACCTGGATTTCCTTGTGATGGGGATACTGGTGGACTATTTCCCGTTCCAGCAGTTCCTGAATTGGTACCTGTATTATAACAGGTGGCCGCACCTCCTCCTGATCCTCCATTAGCTCCTCCTCTACTTGGAGCTGGATTTCCAGCAAAATTGCCACTTCCACCTCCACCTCCACCTGTTGAGGTAATTGTTGAAAAAATTGAAGGAGTACCTGATCCCGCTGGTGTCGTAATAGCTCCAGGAGATGTGCATACCGCTCCTGATCCTCCTCCTCCAACTGTGACTGGAGTTACTCCTGCATCTACTGTAATTTTTGTTCCGCCTGGAAAAGATGTTCTGTAACCGCCTGCTCCACCACCACCTGATCCAACGGTGCTTCCAGTTCCACCTCCACCTCCACCTGCTATTACTAAATAATCTACATTGAATGGAGCTTTTTTACCACCTGTAAGTCCAAATCCTTTTGCTGATCCAGCTCCACGTGTCGAGTTTAAAGGCATTACAAAATCTCCTTAATTAAATTGAGTTTGTGCTGCTAAAATTGTATATGCTGGTGTTGTTGATGTTTTAATTGCAGTAAATGTGTAAGCATCAATACCTGCATTACCTGATGTAGGGGCAGATCCACCTTGATATTCAAGTATAACGTTTGTTGATGAACCATCAATCGTTATTGTTGAAACATAAAAAGTAGAGTTAGTATTTAAGAAAGCACCTGTTACTGATTCACCAACTGACAACATGTTATTAAGAGTTGTAGACGAACTACCTCTTAAATTTAATGTAAACTGACCAGTTGCAGTTGTTGTATGATAAAGAATAGCTTGAGTTAAAAAGTCATAGTTTACAGTTCCAGTTGTTGCAACTGCAGTTACAGTTACTTTTTCTTTAACCGCTTGAATTTTACCAGTACCATTAAATGTTACCGCACCTGTTCCTTTTGGCGTAAAGTTAATACCAATGTTAGTATCACTTCCTGATGCTGTAATATTTGGATTATTTCCAGTTGCAGCATTGGCTACAGTTAATTCATTAACTGCTGAAGCTGTTGCTGTAAATATAATTTCTTCATTACTATTAGCATCATTAATTTGATTTACAATTGGTGAAGTAAGAGTTGGTGTTGTTAAAGTTTTATTAGTTAATGTTACAGGATTAGTTAAATTTACAATTCCTAAATCAACTGCGTCTGTTCCATTTAAGTAAATTAATTTACTAGTTTTATCTGAAGCACCAAATATTGCAGAAGCACCACCTACTTGATTTAAAGCAAGCGTATAAGAACCAGTTGTTCCGTTTTCTATAATATAAGTTTTTTCAATTCCTGAAGCAACAAACACTGTAGCATTAGCTGCTAATGTTCCTGTAAATTTAATAACAGCATTTCTAGCATCTGATATTGTAGCATCAGTCATTGCTAAAGTTGTGTTAGTTGATGTAAGTGCTATTGATTGATAACCAGCAATAGCTTGTTGTAGTAAATTTAAATTAGTATTAGTTTTTGTTCCCCATGTACCAGAGTTTTCGCCAGTGGCCATTAACTCAAGTTTGAGGTCTGTAGAATATGTAGAAGCCATAAGAATTCCTTATTAAATTATTGCAATAATCATTAATTTTAGTTTGATTAAGCTGCTATGTCAACAACTGTCCAAGTGTTAGATACTCCAATATCAATCACAGCCCATGCTGTTATATATAATCTTCCAGTACTGCAAGTAGCAGAAACACCAGTAACATCAATAATACTTAAAACTTGACCTGAAGCAGCCCCTACTGCACTATTTAATAAATTAGTAGATAATGTGACTATTGTATTAGGTACTGCATCTTCATTTCCTAAACTTACTGTTAATAAATTAGTATTTAATGTTACATTAGCGTTTGCAGTTATTGAATATGTTCCAAGTGTAGTATTTAATTGATTACCAATTACATCTACTTCTATAGAAGGAACAACTACTTCTTCTCCACCTTGTTCAACATCCATTCCACCAATATTGCCCCAAGAACCATAGCCCCAATAAGTAGTTCCCCAAGGTAAATTACCAGGAGCAGTAACTTGAACTGCAACATCTATAATATGATCAACTGAACCAACGGTAGTATTTAATAAATTAGTATTTAAACTTAAATTAGCACTTCCTGTAATTGATAAATTACCTGTTGTAATATTTGTTTGTGCACCTGTTAAATTAACAACACCTGTACCAGTAATTGATAACGTTCCTGTTGTTGAATTTATTAAATTAGTAGATAATAAAGCTATAGTATTAGCAATAGCTTCTTCTTCTCCTAAACTAATATTTAATAAATTAGTATTTACACTTAAATTAGCATCTGCAGTGATTGATGAATTACCTACTGTAGTATTTGCTTGTGGTCCTGTTAAATCAACAACAACACTAATTGGAATGCTTACAGATCCTACATTTGTAGAAATAGCATTAGTTACATAACCTATTCCCCAAGTATTATTTCCCCACGTGCCTTGATCCCACGCTGCAAATTCTACTGTAGCATCTTGATTGCCTTCTCCCCAGGATCCTACATTCCAAACACCTGCACCCCAGGGAGCCGACATGAATTACTCCTTACGCTATTCTTAAGATAGCTGCTGAACTTGTAAATGCTGGGAATTGAATTGTAAATGTTCCAGATGTTGCAGTTTTAACAGCACCGAAATCTAATACACAAACTGCTTTATTAGAAGCAGATGAATTGTAAATTAATGCACCTAATGCACTTAGTGTAACTCCTGTAAAAGATAAATCTGCGAAATCTACTATTCCTACTGAACCATCTAATGATACTTGTTGTGATTGTAATATTCCACCGCCAGCTGTGTACTGTCCAGTGTTTGCTACTTCATTAGTTGCTGAATAAACAGTTGTAGTTGCATTTAATACTGCGTTTGATTGATAAAGTGCTAATTTAAAAACCTGCCCTGATCCTGAATCAAAATCGTGTACAGCACCTAAAAGTTCTGACTTAAAGCTGTTGCACACTGCTTGATCTATACTTAATGTCATAATTATTCTCCTATAAATTTATTATGGTGATGGTGACGGTACTTTAATTCGTAACGTTCCATCTTGATACTCGTCTCTGCGTCTTCTACCTGTTTGTTCTAACGCAAATCCTTGTAATGCTGTATTATACTTGTCCTGATACAGTTTGTACATATCCATCGGACCTTTTAAATATGCAAAAGCTTCTACTAAACATGCATATAATAATAGTTCTGGAGCATTTACACTTACATAAGTTGTTGTATTTGTAGCACTTAAACCATCTGGTGTATAAACATAATCTAAAGTTACTACATAAGCTGCATCTGGAGTAG